GAGCAAGGGATTACCCGCTCTCCGGTTCCTAGATCCTGTCCATCTCCCATTCGATCTCCCGAATCGCGTCATGAGCCCGCCCCGCCCCGTACGTCCTGACGATCACCCGCAGATGATCGTTGAGCCGCTCCAGCCCAGATTCGGCAATCTCAGTTGCCTCAAGGTAGGTCCAGGAGGTGCCTGTCAATCCTGATTCGGCATGGACCAGCGTGTCGGACTCTCCATAGACCAGGATGTCGTACTCGGTACCGGCCTCGGGAGATGTCGTCTTGCCCGAGTCGGCATAGCTCCACGACCCCAGACGGTTCCGGTGCGACCACGACACGGTCAGTTCGCCGGTGATCGACGCCGGATAGCTTTCCCCGTTGAAGCGGACGTCGGTAGGGCAGTAGACCTTCTCCGATCGCGCCGGCGTCGTGGCCACGACTTGCGATGTTGGGCACGACGTGAACGTGAACTCGCTCTGGTTGTTGTAGGACTGAAAGCGAATGTCGTTGTAAACGTTGACGGTCGGAGGGACTGGCCCGCGGATGTTCACGATCTGGCTGCCGTAGGAGAGAAACCAGACGCGAGTCCCGGCCGGGAATGCCGTGGGAGCAGTGTCGAGGCACCCCCGCGCCACGACCTGCAGGGTGACGTCGCTCTCGCCCTGCACCACGGTCTGGAACGCGATGAACTCCTCGAACCCGTCGTGTTCGATCCAGGCTACATTGACGCCGAGGGAGAAGTCGGGCGCGCTGACCGACTCGACCAGGTCGGTGTCCAGGCCCGAGGCCACGACGATCTCGCTGGTCAACTCGTCGATCGCCGTGCTGAGCACCCCGGACGGCGTGAAGAACGGAACGTCGACCGGCGGCGCCCATCCGCCCGCACCGTCCGAGACGTAGGCCCGGTAACCGAGGGAGACCCCGGTTAGTCCTGCGGCGGCGAGCGTGATGGCCAATTGCACGTCGGCCGCCAAGCTGCCGTAGTCCTTCACCGCCTCGTAGGGCGCGGCCAGGGCCACTTGGTCGGTCAGAGCCTGGACATCGCCGGAAGGGTCCTGCCAGCCGGAGTCCGGCGGCGTCGAATAACCCGTCCAGTCCACTGCGAAGACGTCCTCCATGGCCTCGATCTCGATCTTGCCCGAATCGAGGCGTCCGGTCCCGACGCGAACCACCCGGCAGACCATTCCGGTGATGCCCAAGGGGTCCCAGACCAGTTTGAATACCGCCCCCGGGCGGAACGCCCAGGCCGAGCGGTCGGCCTCGACCGTGATCGTGGCCAGCGGGTAGGCCAAGGCGGCCAAGGACCGGGCGGCCGCCTGCTGGGCGGTCGTCGAGTTGGACAATCCTCGCAGGGTGAGGTCCTGAAGCGAGACTTCGCCGCCCTGCACTTCGATCCCGGCGAGATCCTGGGCCTGGGCCGTCTTTTCGATGAATCCCGCGTCACGGCTAACGTAGCCGATCCGCACCGAGTTCTTGAGATCACCCCACGACGGCCTGGCGAACGACTTCACCGTGCACGAGTCCGCATCGAGCACCGGGATCGTCTGAGGATCGTAGTCGCTGCGGATGAGCCGGATCGTCAGAAGCCCGGTCGTGGGCTCGACGTAGATGACCCCGTCGATGTGTCGCAGGATCTCGAGGACCAGGTCCTTGGCCGTGGTGCCGCGGTCCTGCAGCATCGAAAGCCCGAGGCCTTCGTCGGCCAGCGTCTGGCCCACCGAGCGGAAGGCGTCCACATCCAGAAATCCCACCGGCAGCCCGAGACCGTTCTCCGAGGGCGGCGAGATCAGGATGTCGTAGATCATGGCCGCCGGGTTGGCGTCGCCGTCGATGTTGTGGGCTCCGCTCGCCAATCCGAGGCCATTGGGGCAGCGACGGACCACGAAGGAGACGGCCTTGATGTAGGGACTCGTCCCCAGGTAGACGCGCCGGAACACTGCGTAGCAGACCCGCCTCCAAGCGGGGAGGCTTTCTCCGATACGCGCCTCGAGGTAGGAGTCCGCCGGCTGGGTGGGCGTGCCGTGGTAGACGTAGATGCTGCCTTTGACCCCGCCTTCTGAGTCCTCCCCGCCGAAGAAGCCGGGAGCGTTGATGCTGATCTGCGTGAGGTCGGGCACATGCGCGTACCCGGCCGGTGGCCGCCTGTCGTCGAACCGGATCTGCAGGACCTCGTCGATCTCGCCGCTGCACAGCACCAGTTGGATGCCGAGGTAGTACTTGTAGCCGGTGGTGATCTCCTTCGAGGAGAACAGCCCGGTCTTGACCTTCTCTTTGATGGCCTGGATGCGCAGGTCGCCGTACCAAGTCACCATGGGGCCGGAGAGCTTACAGGTGCCCCAAACGACGGGGATGGTCCGGCCTTCGCCGATCGTGGGGAACTGGAAGTCGCCCAGGCTAGAAGGAGTCGGCGCGTCGAACTGCGGCTTGGGGCGCAGGACCTCATACAGGACGGTGCCGACGAGGTAGACCAGGGCTATGACCCAGAAGGCCATCAGTCGATCCTCCCGGAGAAGGGATTGCGGCCCGGCAGGCGCGACCAGCCCAGGTGGTTGGTGAGGTTGCTGAACTTGTCTCGACAGGTGTCCTCGAGGTGATCGCAGCCCCAGTAGGCCCAGACCTGGTCGAGAGAGGACAACCCTGGGATCGGCGAGATGAGCGAGACGGTGTCGCCCTGGTGGTCGACGATGAAGCGGGTCTCTCCAGAGGCAGACTCCAGGCGGCCCCCGCGGAACCACTGGTCGGGGCGCAGGGCGAACCCACTCGAGATGACCGTCGCACCCGAAACCGACGTGACCGTGACCTGGTCACGGCACGCCCCGGGGTCAGCGCCGCAGGCCGCCGAGTACAGCACGTGGTTGCAGGGGGTCTGCATGGCCAGGATCGGCACCGTGCGGGCCAGCATGGCCATCAGGCTCGCCCCGGTGAGGATGGCCTCGGATTCCTCGAAACGGGCGCGGTTCACCTTGCCGCTGAAGATGGTCACCGCCAGCGACTCCTCGCCGCGATGGGCGCGGTAGACCGTCACCCAGACCGACGTGGACGGCAGATCCCCGATGAACAGGGCGGCCACGGGGTTCGCGCGCGGCAGCGTCAGGTCGATGGTCTCGCCGGTATCCTCCTGCGAGAAGTCGAGCTCGCTGCGGGTGATGGCCTCCGGGGCGAACACCCCCGCGGGCAGCGTGATCGTCCGATCCGCCGACGTGTAGAGCCACAGGTTGCTGCCCTGGGCGAACCGGAAGCCCTCGACGGGCTGGCCCAGATACCGGCTCTTCTCTCTCTCGTCGTAGGTCACAGCGGGGCCTCCAGGGGGAGTTCCCGGACCCGGATCGTCGCCTCGGCCACCTGGGGGCTCGGGTAGGAGATCTCGATGCGGTCCTCGTCCAGGCGGCAGAACTTCAGGAACGACAGCACGGTCTTGGATCGGCCGTATTCGCGCTGAGCCACGGGGTCGAGGGTGAGGGTCTCGGTCTGGTAGTTCGCCACATCGACGGCATCGACGATCCGGCAGTAGTCCATGGTGCCATCGCCCAGGGACCAGATCGCCAGGTGGCGCCGCGATGCGGTCGTTCCCCACATCTGCTGCTTGTATCTGACCCAGTAGATGGTGGCGCTGGACTGGTTCTGGGAGACATCCTCGGCCAGGGCGAGGTCCCACTGGAAGCTGGGCAGCCAGAACGGGACGGCCCGGCCGCAGCGAGCGTCCAGGAACGAGCGCATGACCGCGATCTCGTCGCGGCCGATGGCTGTCCAGGTGAACGGGCGCATGGACGCGGGGGCAGGAGCTTGCTCGTCGGCGATGCGCCGGCCCGTCTTCGAGTTCAGGAGCACGAACTTCCGCCTGAGGCGCTCCTCGAACGCGCCGACGCGGTTGTAGTTGAGCTCCAGGACGTCATAGCCGAGGTAGCTCATGGCGTGAACCCGTCGATGTCGAAGGTCAGCGAGGTCGATCCGATGCTCAGCGCATTCCAGGTGAAGCCCTCGTCCGCAGAGAGGCGGCCGACCACGATCGGCAGGACAACGGTCGGGCCGACAGTCCAGGATTGGATGAGGCCGAAGCTCAGGATCACGCGGTCCGGCAGGACGCTCTCGATGGTCTGGACCTCCCAGTGGTAGGGATCGGTCCACAGAAGGACCATGCCGCCGGGCTCGAACGGGATGTCGGACGTGTCGCAGAAGACCTCGTGGTCGTCTGCGCTGGCGTTCTGCAGCAACCGGGTCTGGAACTGCCAGCGGCCGACGCCGAAGGCCCGGGCCTGGTTGCCGAAGAGGATGGCGTTGGCCATTTGGGCGTTGCGCAGGTCGTCCAGCAGCGTCGCGTAGCGGATCGTGCCCACCGGGACGGCCCGCAGCTGGATGCGCTGCTCCATGCCCCGGTACGAGACGATGATGTCGGTCATGAACCCGAAGGTCTCGGTCACGGGCTGCGCCCAGTTCGGCGGGAACGGGAACGGGATGAGCCGGAAGCCTAGGATGCGCAGGTTGGTGCCCATCGGGTCCAGGCCCGTGAACACCCAGGTGACGAGGTTGTCGATCAGGGCATCGCCATCGGTGAGCGCCCTGACCAGGTAGACCTGGGATTCCGAGGCCGCGAAATGGGCCGGCAGGCCGACGGGGTCCTCGACCTCGATCCCCGTGGGGCCATCGACGGTGATCTCCTCGAGGACCTGGGCGCGATCGATGGCGGCGTTCCAGACCTCGACCTCGGCCTCCTGCTCCGATACGACCGCCCCGAGATCGAACCTGCGCGGGATCACGTGGACGCGGCCGAGGACGACATGGCCATGGACGGGGGCGACGCCGCCGTCCTTCTGCATCGCGACAGGACGCGGATCGGCCAGGGCCATGCGGACGCCGACGTCCATCGCGACGACATGCAGCGGGCGCGTGCTGACCGGATCGAGGACGGCCCCGGCCAGGTCGATCGAGAAATCGGACCCGGAGACCAGGTTCATGGGGCTGGGGACTGTGATCGCGGTGGCCATCAGGCGGCCTTCCTGACGGCGAAGAACGGGAACAGCATGTAGTCCTGGCCGCCCAGCTGGTAGACGTCGCCCGCGCTGTAGCCGTGGCCCACGGCCTCGGTCCACAGCACGGTGGGCGGATACCCGATCGGAGCCCACCGGCCTTGGGGATCGGTCTCCACGAAGCAGTGCAACGGGAGCATGAGCGCGCCGCCGAACGCGCTCTGCAGGGTGCGCTCGCCGGGGCCACCGGAGCCGTCATCCCACAGGTACTGGTAGTTGACGTACTCGTCCTCTTCCATCCCGCCCTGGGCGGCCAGGCACTTGTTCAGGGCGTCACGCATGCGGCGGCCGGTCCAGCCGTATCCCTCGTTCTCGTCCTTGCAGTCGCCGATCCAGCGGCCCGAGAACGTCGTGGCATCCACGCGGACGAACGCCGTGCAGTGGGTCAGGGCGGTCGAGCCGCCCATGGTCGAGTAGTCCTCGTCTGTGTGGGACATGGGCGGATAGGCCGTCAGATCGATCCCGTGCCGGTTGCCGGTCAAGAGGTCGGCGGTTTCGGCGGTGTTGAGCCTCGTGCTCGAGCTCGCGTAGAAGTAGGGGAACGGCTCGGGCAACGAGGCCCGCTCGAGGGTCGGACCCCACCCCATGTGGCAGAAGATCCCCGCGGCGCGCTCGACGACAACGGTGATGTGGTCGTTGCCGTCGTCGAAGAAGTGGTAGGCCGAGATCTGCCCCTGGGGCAGGTTCATGCCGCAGCCGGAGGTCGTCAGGTCGTAGGGGCGCATGGGACCGCCCGCCTGGGCGTCCCAGAACTCCTCGCCGTCCCAGCCGGTCCCCAGGTACAGGCCGATCCCGTAGCCGCCGTCGCCCAGGTCGTGGTAGCCACCACTACCTTTGGTCCAGAGCCGCTCGTTTTCCGCAGCGCGGAGATTCACGTTCAGGCTGCCCGCCTTCACCAGGTGGGCCCGCCAGCCGGTGCCATCTTGTTCGGATTGGTTCACGGTCCAGCCCTGGGCCATGAGCCACGCCACCAGCGTCTGCAGGAGATTGGTGGGCGAACTGGCGATTCCGGTCTGGTAGGAGGCGGCCATCAGTCCAACCTCACGGCGCAGAAGTCGTCACGGTCGACGCGGAAGACGTTGGGGATGACGATCCAGTCGACCGCGCCCTGGCGGATCAGGGTCTCGGCACTCAGATCCTGGCCGGTGACAAGGGCGATGCCCGGCAGTTGGCCCGGCGTGTTGTAGCCGTTGCCGACGTCCCCCAGCATGGGCATCACCGGCCACAGGTCATAGGTCGCCCCGGGGCCGGGGTCGAGCTGCGACAGGCCGCAGCGGGTGGGCCAGAGGATGTGGTAATAGGTCTGCGGAGTGCTGGTGATCAAATCGGACAGCGACCCTTCGATGGCCTTCCAACTGCCGTCGATGTTCCGGACACGCAGCTGCGTGTCCCACGGATCACGCTCTCCGGTACCGACCGGAGCACCACCCACGTCGGCGTGGGTGAAGATGCGGTGGCGGTTGTCCGTGACCGACCACCGGTAGTCGGTGTCGTCCCAGAGCGAGAACTCGCCGTGGGACATCGAGCCGCCCAGGACCAGCGGATACGGCCACTGGCCGGGGGAGTAGTAAGGATCGAGCAGGCCGAAGACCGCGACCTCGTACTGGGTGGAGACCTTGGCCACCACGACGGCGCGGCGGCCGTCGCAGACGAACCAGTAGGGGATCGGGGCGTTCCAGAGCGGCACGTAGAGGTTCCCCTGGAAACCCACCTGCTCGTAGAACCGCGATCCGGAGAGCCAGCCGTCCATGCCGGCGATCTCCCAGTCGTAGTAGTCGGCGTCCTGGCGCTCGAAGCCGTGGAGGCCGGTGTAGATCTCCGAGTTGCCATCGTTCCCCGGGGCCTTCCAGGCGTACTCGTGGAAGCAGGCGTCTACCCCGTCCGCTTGCCGGAACATGCGCAGCGTGCCCATGTGCAGCTGGGTGTAGCGCAAGCTCGTGATGTGCCACCGGTAGCGGGTCGCTTCGACAGGCGAGGCGATGGTGAAGGTCTGCGGGATGCCGTTGTAGAAGACGATCCCGGTCCGCGAGTCGAGGGTCACCCAGGCGCCGCCGTCCCAATACTGCATCTCCCAGACGTTGGGCCCCTGGCCGGAGGTGTCGTGCAGGGTCAACTCGTAGGCTTCGATCGTCACGGGCTCGAAGAAGGTGATCTCCACCTCCTGGGGCAGGGTGACCGTCGTGTAGATGTTCCAGGACCGACTGGTGAGGCTGGAGGTGGTGAACGGCCAGATGTTGAGCTTCCCGTCCACGAGGTTCTGGACGGCGTAGGTGCCCTCGTTGCCCTGGGTGGCCACAAGCCGGCAGCCGCGGGAGCGCCGCAGACTGGTCCACTTCGGCGCGGTCGACAGGACGAACTGATCGCCGGCGACGAAGGCGGTCGCCCCGGCCGAGATCAGGAACTCCAGCGTGGCATGCGCGAACGGCGTCCCCACCGTCGCCGGGCCGATCGATCCGGTCACGCTGCCGGTCACGTCGAACGACGTGGGCGAGGTCGCCGTGATGGTGAACGTCTCGGCGACGGACGACGCGCCCCCGGAGTAGTCGGTCAGGCGGCCATCGCCGGTCCCGGTGTAGGTGAGCCCGAACGCCGAACCCTTGGCGGTCAGGAACGTGTTCAGCCGTTCAGCCAGGTCGTTGTAGTCGGTGGCGGTTCCGGTGGTGAACATGGCTCACGTCCCCAAGGCCGAGCGGATCGCCCGGCGGTTCTTGGCCATGGCTTTGACCAGGATGCGCTGGCCGGCGGGGCTCTCCAGGTGGCGGAGGATCAATCCCTCCTCGAGGCCGATCAGCACCTGGCTGTCTTTGGATTCCTGCGAGTCCGCGGCGGCGGGCGCGTCGACCAGGCCACCCTCGGCGAACCGGGGCACGGGGGCCTCGACCAGGACCGGGGTCTGAACGAGGGCCTGAGACCCGCGGCGGTTCAGGTCGTCGAGGTGGCGCAGGACACCAGGCTCTCGGACCACAGCGGCGCGCACCAGGTACTCCCCGCGGGAGAACCAGGCGAGGTTGGAGTCCGACGTGCCGGTGCCGATGCCGCCCAGGACGCCGCCGGTGGCCTTTTTCTCGGTGCCACCGACCTGGCCGCCGCCGCTGAACACCCCGGCGATCTTCTTGATGATGGCCGTAGCCAGAAGCTGGGCGGCCATGCGCTTCAGGTCGGCGATGATCGAAAGCGCCAGGTTGCGGAAGGCATCGCCGAGGGATTTCGCCCCGGTGATCCCGGTGTCGAAGAACTCGGTCAGGGCGTCGCGGCCACTGTCCAGGGCGGTCTTGCCGAAGGCGGTGAAAGAGACACGGGCCCCCTCGACCGCGAACCCCAGATCGCGTACGGCCTCGGTGAACCCTCGGGCCTGGGCGATCCGCTCGGGGTCGCCGGTGGCCCAGGCGGCCTGCTCCAGTTCCATGGCCAGGCTCTGCAGGGCGACCAGGCGTTCGTTCTCGATGGCCAGGATCTGCTGCTCGCCCTCGACTTGGGACAGCAGGCCCGCTGAGACGCGGGCCTCGATCTCCGAGCGGGCCGCGTCCAGGTCGGCCAACGTGGCCTCGGCCTGGCGCTTGATCTCGTCGAAGTTGGCCCCGGACTCCATCGAACTGCGCAGGCGGGCCAGGGTGGCTTCGCGCTCGGCGTCGGACGCGCCCTGCTTCTTGAGCAGGAGGTCAGCCCGCCGGATCTCCTCGTCGATTCCGAGGAGCGCTGCCTCGTGACGGCGGCCTTGGGCTTCCAGGAGGGTCTTCTCCAGGGCGAGCCGCTCTTGGGCGAGCTTTTGGACGGCGTCGCGTTCCTCGGACATCAGCGCCGCAATGCGCTCTTCCTGGGTCGCCCGCGCCTTTGCCAGTTCGGCGTCGATCTTTCCCTGCTCCTGGAGGCGGCGGCTCGGGTCGACCTCGGCGTCGAGCAAGGCGCGCTTCTGCTCGAGGACCTCGATCTCCTTGGCGAACTCCTCCTCGGCCGCCCTGCGGCGGTCCTCGTAGTAGGCGCGTACATCCTTGAGGCCCTGGTCGAAGGCTCGCTTCTCAGCCGCGTTGCGCAGGGCTCCCATGGATCGGACCAGGGCCAGCTCGCGATCCAGGGTCATCTGCATGGCCTGGGCGCGTTTGGCAGCCAGGGCGGCCGGGTCCTCGGAGTAGTCCTGCGCGGGGGCTTCCTCTCGCGCGGTAGGCTCGGCCGGCGTCGAAATGGTCAGCTCGAACCGGGCCTTCAGCCGCTCGAATAGCGCGTTCTGTTCGGCGCTGATCGCCTCGCCCGCAGTCTTGAGGTAGGCCTTGGCCTCGTCCAGATTGCCGTGCAGCAGGGCCCACACCGCCCGGACGCTCGAATCGATCCGCATCATTACGAACGACAGCGCCGTGCCCACCACGTCGAACGCGGACGAGACGACCGCGACGATGAACTTCAGCACGAGCCCGATGCCCTGGCCGAACTTCTCCCAAGCCTCGGTGGTCTGCTTCAGGTCGCCGCTCATGATCTGCAGGGCCTGGGACAACTGCGGAACGAGCCCGGCGGCGAGTCGCGTCCCGAGGCCTTCGCTCTGGGCCTTCAGGAGCTCGAAGTCGTCGTTCATCTGCCGGGCCGACTCGGCCAGCCGGGTATCGATCAGGACGCCCAGTTCGCGGGCCCGCTCGATGACCTTGCCGAGGCCTTCGTCCGCCAGGGCGTTCATCGTGGGGATGAGGTTCGCGCCGGCCCGACCGAAGATGTCCATGGCGGTCTTGGTCTTCTGGATCGGCGAGGGCATGGCGGTGATCCGCTGTGCCAGAAGCTCGAAGATCTCGACCGAGTCCTTGCCCTTCAAGTCATCGAGAGTCAGCCCCAGGTCGCGAAAGGTGGCCACGGCCTTGGGATTCCCCTCGGCCACGTCGCCGATGAACTTGTTCTGCTTGGCCAGGGCCGCGCCCATCTCCCCGAGGCTCGAGGCGGAGGTGCGGGCCAACAGGTGCAGGGCGGACAGGTTCTCGGTCGAGGCGCCGACCTTCTGACCCAGCTTCTGGATCTGATCCGCGGCGTTGACCGAGGACTGGATCCACTGCTGGAACTGGCGCACTCCGAGGGCGACACCGAGGCCGGTCAGGAGCGAGGACGTCGAGCCCAGAACGCGGTTCAGGCCGGAGAAGCCGCGCGTCTGCTGCGCCGAGGCCTTCTGGCCTTCGGCCTGGACCTTCTTGAGGGCGGCCACGACCTCGGCGACGCCTTCGGCCGTGAGCCGGACTCGCACATCAGGTGTGGCCATCGGTGGACCTTCCTCTCAGGATGTCGGGCACGGCCGGAGGCCGCGGCCGCGATCCCTTAGCGCTGTGAGGAGCCAGGACGCACCAGCAGAGGAACCTGTGGCGGTAGTCCTGCAGCGCCTGCTCTCTCATCAACCGGCGGTAGGAGGCGAGGGCGACGCGGAGCGGCCAGCGGACGATCCGCTCGGCGCGGTCGTGGTCGCCCGCGGCGAGCTCCCGGACGAGTTCGGTCCAGGGTCCGTACCGGCCGGGTGCGCCGGGCTTTCCTTGGGGTTCGGGATCGCCTCGGCGGAGGACGTCGTCGAAGTCCACAAAGAGACGATCCCGCTCTCGAAAAAAGAGACCAGCAGCGACAGGACCAGGCCGCGCACCGCCGCCTTGTCCTTGGGGTCGCGCAGCTGCCCGAGAAACCGCGCCGTCGCCTGACCTAATTCGGATGTCCAGACCTCCCCGGGGTCCCGGTCCTGGGGTGCGATGTCCTCCGGGATCAGGAGGCACCCGAGGAGGTCCAGGATCGCGCCGCTCTCGATCGTGACCTCCAGCAGCCGGCGGGCGAAGACCTCGGGGCTTTCGCCGGGCTGCATGACCACCTCGTCGATCCGGGCCCGCTTGACCAGTGCCAGGAACCGGAAGTCCTGCTCGACGGTGGACTCGCGCAGCGGCAGGAACGTGCGACCGCCGATCGTGTGCTTGTCGCTCATCACGCGATCCTGATCAGCCGGTAGTGCGGCTCGTTGGGGTGGTTGGAGGCGTCGGACTCGATGTCCCCGGCCAGGGTGAAGCTCGCGTACTCGTCGGAGATGAATCCGATGGCGCCGTCGGCGCGGATCGAGGCCCGCCAGATCTCGCACTCGTATTTGGGGCCACGGGCAGGATCGGCGATGAAGCGGATGTATCCCTTCACCGAGGTCTGGTTCATGCCGCGGACGGTCGGCAGGTCGATGGTGCCGTAGGTGTAGTCCACCTCGATGTCGGTGCCGTCGGTGATCGCGCCGCCCTCGACGATGTAGATGCGACCGGTCACGGCATCGACCTTGTAGTCGTCGTCCTGGACGTAGGTCGGCGTGCCGCCGGTGCCTGTGACGGTGACCAGGCTCACCTGGCGCATCGACAGCGGGTAGTACCGGCCCTGCAGGACGCCCGCGATCTCCTCGGCGGTGACGGTCGAGCCGGTCTGGGCCAGAGTCGCCGTGTCGCCGAACATGGCCATGGCGAGGTTCTCCTTGGAGAACTCGTCGCCCACGATGCGGATCGCCAGCGTCGTGCGCAGCACGTCCGAGGCGATCAGGTCGGCCGACTTGTCGGCGCTCGAGTACTTCTTGATATCCTCGCTGGTGGGCGTGATCTCGAACGTGGGGCAGTTGCCCAGGAACAGCTCGCCCGTCCTCGCGCCGTTGGCATCGAAGCGGTCGAAGTAGATCTTGCCCCTGCCGAGCAAGATGTTGTTGCCGTTGACGACCTCGGGCATGGCTTCCTTCCTCTCAGGTCAGGTTCTCCGCGTCATCGGCGCGGGACTGGTACTCGATCCGGAACGTCTGCGAGGCCCGGCAGAACGACGTCTCTGCCTGCTCGTACTCGAACTTCGTGCCGAGCTCGTCGGCAGGGCCGTTCGCGAGGCCACCGAAGCTGCCGGCCGCAGCCAGCGCGGCCGTGGCCCAGGCCAGGATTGGATCGGCCGCCTTGTCGGGTTCCTCGCCCGTTCCGGCCTTGGTCAGGACTTCGACGCTCAGCAGTACCGACCGCCGCACGATGGGCCCGCGGCTGGCTGTGCCGGTCTTGGCGTCCCGCATCGCCTCGACCGTCTCCACGCCTTGGTAGACCGTCAGCGCGGGCAGCTGGTCGGCGCTGGGCGAGTCCAGTCGCGTCCGCACCGGGTCGGGGACTCCCGCGGGAGCGTCCGTGGCCAACACCAGGACGGCGGCCGAGACGATCTGCTCGCGAATCGTACTCATGGCGTCCTCAGCGCGACGCGGACCATGGCCCCGTCCCCGTAGGGCAGGACCTTTAGAACGGTGTAGGCCGTCCCGCCTACCGTGATCGCGGCTCCGGACCCGAGGCCCGGCAGCACCCCGCTCTGGACGTGGACGATCTCATCGGCGGCGACGACCGCGGGCATCTCGCCGCCGAGGATCTCGACGGCCTCGCGGTCGAGCAGCCCGAAGACGGTGGCATCGCCGAGGGTGACCTCGACCACGCCACCGGCTTCCGCCAGATCCGCGAGCATCGCGGGGATGTCCAAGCCGCCGAAGACCATGGCTCAGCCCGCCTTCGTGATCCCGACGAACTCCACGCCGAAGTCGAACGACGGCGTGGTGCCGGCGATCGTGCCGATCACGCGCAGGTAGCGCTTCAGGTCCGAGACGTTCAGCTTCATGACCTTCACGCCGGCGGTCTCGGCCGCGTCCGTGACCTGGGAGAACGTGCCGCTGGTGACGTCCTCGTAGGTCGAGTCGTCGTCCGAGTGCTGGAGCTTCACGTCCAGGGTGGGGCTGGTGCCGGTTCCGGCCGAGGCGTTCAGCAGCACCAGGGCCACGCCCTCGTACTCGAGCACGTCGATGCCGGTCCCGGTCAGGGTCGAGGTCCTGCTGGCCGCCGGGGCCAGTTCCACGCCCGTAGCCTGGGCCAGGGCGTTCAGTAGGTGGGTCATGCGGTTACCTCCCGCCGGCCCGCGGCCGGCCTTTGCGCCTGCTTGGCGCTGGGGAATCCGGGTCCCGATCCTCGGAAACCGGGTCTCCGTGACTGATGGCGGCGGGCCCGGAAGCCTTGTGAGCCTCCGGACCCGCCTCGGGCGCGGACGGGACGATGCGGGCGTAGCCCATCCGGACCTTCTTGCGAGCCTCCGCGATCGACAGGTCCTTCGGAGCCACCAGGATCTGGCCGGGGATGACGTCGTTGCCTTCGCCTCCCAGGCAGTGACCGGTGGTGACCTCGATGGTGAGCGTGCCTTGCTCCGTCATGCGCTTCATCCCTTCGTGCCCGGCTACGACAGGGTCGCGCCGGTCCCCTTGACGAACGACTCGCCGCGACGGACGGCGGTGTCGGCCATCGAGTAGCTGGTGATCAGGATCTGGCCGCGGGCAGCCTTGGTGACGACGTCGACCACGATCTCGAGGTCGTTGCCCCACATGCCCACCAGCAGGTCGTTCCAGTTTCCGAAGACCAGTCCGTGCTCGTTGCTGCCGGCACCCAGGGTCTTGGAGATCTGGTTCGTGGTGCGGGCGGGGTAGCCGCCGAGCTCGCCCTCGCGGTAGGTGCCCGACCACAGGAAGACCGGGTAGCCGCTGACCAGGGGGGTGCGCTTGAGCACGCCGGCCATCAGCGGGGTGGTCATCCAGGACAGGGCCCCGAGGTCGGCGTTCTTGTCCGCGACCAGGGCGGGCATCGTGGTGATGTCCGTCAGGTCGGGTACGCCGCCCACCGCGTGGGACTGGACGTCGGCCGCGCCGTAGATGCCCACGGGCTGCTTGTCCGTGCCCTTGCCGTGCAGCGCGCCGAGATCCAAGGCCAGGCCGTGGCCGGTCGCCAGGTCGCTGCGGATGTCCGCCTCGACGTCGATCGAGGACATCACCAGCAGCTGCCGGGGGATCTGCACTTGGCCGATCAGGGTCTTGGGCGAGAGGGACACGTAGCCGTACGAGGGCTCGGACTGGGGAGCGTCGGCCGGCGGGTTCTCCTCCATCCAGGTCACCGTGGGCGCGCCGGTCTTCTTGTTGAAGTACACGACGCCCTGCAGGCCGGGATAGAGACGCGCGCCCGAGACCAACACCAGGGCCCGGTTGCGCAGCAGGTCGATCATGTCGGGCATGATCTGCTGGCCGACCAGGGTCGCGCCGCCGCTCTGCTGGGTGGTGCCCAGCACGCGCTGCTGGTCGTCGTCGCTCAGACGCCACGGCACCAGCACGCCGCCGTGGTCCGCGCCGGTGCGGTGCTTGGACAGCTCCTCGTGGACCTCGGCCTCGAGGCCGTCGTACCGGCTGCGCTTGCCGTCCATCAGCTCGGCCTGCAGGCGGATCGCGCGGTGGATGGAGTAGCGCTTCTTGTCCCGGGCCGGCATCTCGGCCAGGGCCTCGGCCGAGGGCTGGGCGGGCCCCTGGGTGCGGAAGGCTCCCAGGATCTCGCGCGAGACCTGGTCCGGGGTCAGGCCCTTCCTGATCCAGCCGGCGGCCTTGTCGGTCACGCCGTGGGCCTGGGCCATCTCCATGATCTCGGCCGCTTCCGCGCCGCGATCCCGGGTCTCCGTCACCTTGGGTGCCGGCGCAGGCGCCGCCGGCGCTTCTCGGGTCTCGGTGCCCGAGGCGGGCCGTTCGACCGCGGCGGGCGGGGTTCCTGCTTCGACACTCATGGTTCGTTCTCCTTCGGTAGCGGGCTCTTCGATCGTGAATTCGACCAGATCGACCTCGGGAGCGCCGCGTGTGCGCCCGAAGCCGACCTCGTGGTCGGCGGGAATGGGTTCGGTGGAGACCTCGTAGGGCATCCAGCGGCAGCGGTAGGTCGCGAGGCCCGACTTCTTGTCCTTCGAGACCATCTCCATCGAGAGGACCTGGTAGCCAACCGAGACGGTCTTGATGTGCCCCTCGCGGAGCATCGTCTCCTGCTCCTGGCCCAGCGGGATCGAGGAAAAGCTGGCCATACCGCGCAGGCGGCCGCGCTTCTCGTCGAGCTCGATGTCGTTCACCGAGCCGAAGTGCAAAAGGCGCTGGTGGGACTTGATCAGAGGCAGGCCGTTCTTGGCCCGGCTGAGGTCGACGTCGCGGGCCTCGTGAGACAGGACCTCATCGTACTCCTCCCAGGTGTCCCAGGAGTAGCGGCGGACGGGGGCCTCGCTGGAGAAGGACACGGGATAAAGGCGGATCTGGCCCTCGCCGCCGTCGGCGCGGGCTTCGACCTCGACTTCGAAGTCCCGGTACTGGATGCGCGGCACCTTCACGGTTCGCGTCTTGATGGCAGTCGGTGTGTCCATGCACCCAGTAGTGATGCATCCGCGAAAGGCCGACCAATCTAAATGTCATTTAGATTGGTCGGCTCATGAGCGCGGTGTCACCGTGGGCGCATGGCACAGGAACTTGCATACCTCCCCGATCAGTTCGCGGCTGGGACAACCGTCTGCTACCGCAGGCGGCTGACGGATTACCCGGCATCCGCCGGATGGACGCTCCGGGTCCACTTGGCCGGCGCGAGCGTGCTCGCCAAGACGGCCGTCGCCGACGGCGACGACTTCCTCGTCACCATCGAGGCCTCCGACACCGAGGGCGACTTCGCTGCCGGGCTATACAAATGGGTCGAGCGGGTCTCGAATGCGGGCGGCGAGGTCTACGAGGTGGGCCGCGGCTCCGTCACGATCCTGCCCAACCTGGCCGAGGCCTCCGAGGGCAGCGAGCAGGAGTGGATCGAACGGGCGATCGCCATGTTGCGGGCTCACATCGAGGGCCGGCTGCCGGCGGGGATGGAGAGCTACCAGATCGCCGGGCGCGTCGTGGCGAAGATGCCGATCCGGGAGGCGGTCAGCCTCCTGTCCAGCCTCGAGTCCCGCCTGGCGGGTCTGCAGAAGCCGGGATTCGTCACCCGGCCCGTACTCGTTTCGTTCACCAAGACCGGGTTCGAGAAATGAGGCGGCCTCTGCACAAGCGCCTCGGGCGCGCGGTCCGTCTCGCCTGGCGTGAACTCCGTGGCCAGCGTGGCGTGTTCGACGGAGCGGGAGTCCACCGGTTGCTGCTGGACTGGATCGCCCAGACGCGCTCCGCGGACGAGGAGGTCCGCGGTGACATCCGTATGCTGCGGGCCCGCGCCCGGGAACTCGGCCGCAACAACAGCTACGTCAAACGCTACTTCCGCCTGCTGGTGACCAACGTCATCGGGCCGATGGGCATCAAGCTCCAGGCCCAGGTCAGGGCCGGGGACCAACCCGATACCAAGTCCAACGCCGCCATCGAAGAGGCGTGGAACGCCTGGGCCAATGCCCCGGTGACGGTCGACGGCCGCCTCACCCTGCGCCGGTTCGAGAAGGTACTCCTTAAGACCGTGGCCTGCGACGGCGAGGCCTTCGTCCGTCTGTGGCGGGGGTTCGAGGGCAACGCCCATGGTCTGGCCCTGCAGGCGATCGACGCCGACCTGATCGACGAGACCCTCAACCGCTCCCGTCGCGGAACGCAGAACGAGATCCGCATGGGCGTGGAGATCGACGCCATCGGGCGGCCGGTCGGATTCTGGGTGTGGGACTCGGTCGGCACGGACCTGTTGCGCGAGCGGTACTTCGTACCGGCCGCGGAGATGCTCCATCTCTACGATCCCGAGCGCGTGAATCAGACCCGGGGCGTGACCTGGGTCCATTCGGTCATGGTGCCGGCGCACATGCTGAACGCCTACGAGGAGTCGGAGGCCGTCGCTGCACGGATCGGCGCCTCGAAGATGGGGCTGTTCGAGAAACGCGCCGACTCCCTGGCCGGCGACCTGGCCAGCGATCCCCGGCCCGCCACCATGGAGGCCAACCCGGGGACGTTCGAGATCGTCCCCGATGGCTACGAGTTCAAGGCCTGGGAGCCGGATCACCCCACGGCGCAGTTCCCCGCGTTCATCAAGCAGATGCTTCGCAAGATCGCCTCGGGGTTCAGCGTCTTCTACAACGTGCTCGCCAACGACGCCGAGGGCGTCAGCTACTCCACCATGCGCAGCTTTGCGCTCGTGGAGCGCGACGACTGGCGCTCCATCCAGCAGGACTTCATCGACATGTGGCGCAGGCCACTGTACGCGGCCTGGCTCGGCATGGCGCTGCTCACGGGCACGTTGAAACTCCCCTCCCGCGATCCATCCCGCTACATGTCCGTCCGCCATCGTCCCCGCGGTTGGCAGTGGATCGACCCCGAGAAGGAAGCCAAGGCCGCTGTGCTTTCGATCCAGAACGGCCTGGGGACCAGGACCGGGTACCTCGCCGAGAAGGGCGAGGACATCGAGGACGTCTTCGCTGAACTGGCACGGGAGCAGGCGCTGGCCAAGGAGTACGGACTCTCGATCTCCGGGGAGCCGGTGGCGGCAGACGAGCCCGCGGAAGAGCAGCCCAAGGATTCCGAGGAACCGGAGAAAGAGAAGGACGAGGACCAGGTCGAAGTTGAGGACGGGGTGAATGCGTAGGGAGCGAGTTGGCGAAGCTCCGCAACCTGATAGGTGCCCCGGACGAGGGGCGGAACGGAGAGGTTGGAACGTGAGAACGAAGATCATCTGCTTGGTGCTGCTGATCGCGGCCGTGGCGTGGCTTCCACTGCTGGGATTGGCCGCACAGGACGGTGCGGTCGCCGAAGCCACCGGCTGGGTACCCTTCTACGGCACCGGCCCGGTGGGGTCGAAGAAGGCGCACATCCTCGACATGTACGCGTTGCCCGACCTGGGGACGGTCACCATGTCGTTCTGGGTCTACGACGACGCGGCGCATACCTGGTCACGGCTCAAGCCGAAAGCAGCCCTCGGAGACTCGGTCTTCACCCTGAGAGAAGGGCTACCCGTGCGCTTCATCTTCCAGCCGAACGCTCCCGACGCTGTCTTCCTCTCGGGTGATGGGCGCGCGGACATGATGTGGGAGTAGGCGGTCATGAGGACGTGGATTCTCATGGCGGTCATCCTCTGCTTGGTCGCGGTAGCTGTGCCCACGACGGTGTCGGCTCAGTACGGCGGTGCGGTGCACAACGGTGGCTGGGCCAACGGGACGGGTGTGATTCTGCCGCCGCGCTTGGCAACGATTGCGCCGGACCCGGTGCTCCTCGCCCTCTTGCCTCAGACGTCGTACACGGCGGGCGGCTCGAATGCCTTTGCCTACCTGTATCTGAATGCCCCGTTGTCCGAGGCCAGGGCGAGGATTCGGGTAGTCCGGCTCAGCGATTCGGTGGTCGTTGCGACAAGTGGTTGGACGGGCACGCTGGACAATCGAGTGACCATCGCCGGGTTGGTGGTCGGGACGACCTACCGGGTTGAGGTGGAACTCCAGGCACTGACTCCGGCGTGGCTGAGCGTGTCGTGGACGTCATTGGTCGTTTCGTATGTCCAGCCGGGCAAGAATGATCCCCCCTTCGACTACGACTTGCAGGGATGAGAGGCCGCCGATGGAACTGACACTCGAGGTAGCACGCAGCTTGGGGCTTGGTGGGCTCGGACTCATGGCGACAATGCTGGCCGTGAAGCTGGCCATCCAGACCGTCGACCTCGCACGAAACCAGCTGTGGCGACGCAATGGCAGCAACGGGACGAAGGTCGCCTTCGAGGAACTCAAGGTTGTCTGCCCGCTGGCCCCGGGACGCCACTCGCTGGACGACGTCCATGAGGTCCTGATCCAGATCCGCAGCGGGATGGAGCGGCTCAACGAGACCCAGAAGGAGATCGAGACGGACATGAAAGATCGCAGCCAGCGTCTTTGCGACATCCTCGGGGCGCTGCGCCTTGAGCTGGCCAGAAGGGAGGCCTGACGTGAACAGCAGAGAACTCTTCGATCGGGCGATCGAGGTCGTCCTCGAGCACGAGGGTGACACTTACACCGACAACCCCGCCGATCGGGGCGGGCCCACGAAGTTCGGGATCGGCCAGCGGTGGAACCCGGACCTGGACGTGGCGAGCCTCACTCGTGCTCAGGCCATCGATGTCTACTGGGAGCGCTACTGGCGCGGGCACCGGTACGAGTGCCTGCCCGAGGCGATCGCCATCAAGGTTTTCGATCTGGCCGTCAACCTCGGCAACAAGACGGCGGTGACGTGCCTCCAGCGCGCCTTGCAGGCCTGTGGGCTGCGGGTCGTGATCGACGGGGTTCTCGGCACCGAGACCTGCGGGGCTGCGGAGCAAGCCGACCAGAAGGCGTTGATGGCAGCCGTGAGATCCGAGGCTGCTGGCGAGTACAGGCTCCGCGTGGCCCGCAGCGCGGATCAGATCGTGTTCCAGGGTGGGTGGCTGAACCGGGCCTATGCCTAAGAGGTGAGCGCAATGGTTGGAGAGATCCTGGGCATCCTGGGGAAAATCGCCGGCGGAGTCGCTGATCACATCTTCCCGGACCCGGAGCAGGAACTGAAGCGGATCGAACTGCAGCAGGCGCTTCAGGCGGCCGTCCTGGAGCGGACTTCGGAGATCGAGAGGGCGGCCGCCGAGGTCGTCAAGGCCGAGGCGCAGGGCCAGAGCTGGCTCCAGCGGACCTGGCGGCCGATCACGATGCTGGTCTTCGTCGCGCTGATCGTGGCCCGCTGGCTGGGGTGGTCGGCGCCGAACCTGGGCGAGGCCGAGGTCCTGAAGCTATGGGACATCGTAGAGATCGGCCTCGGGGGGTACGTTATCGGGCGGTCGGCGGAGAAAGTCCTGCCTGGGATTGTGGCGTCCGTGAAGAAAAACTGACCCTCACGAAAATCTATGTAATTTGTTGTACAAGAACGAGTTGCGCCGCAATCGCCTCGCAATACCATGCGTGCGCAAGTCGAACACCATCTACATATACTTGACGACGATGTTCGAATTTCCTATCCTGGAGACACGAACCTGACGATAATGTTCGCAGGTTCAATAGCCAGCGGGATGAATTTCGGAGCGTCGCGTGGACGCTCAGCACCAGGAGGTGTAGCGATGGCCAAGACGCCCCCCAACCACGGCAAGGGTTGGAGCGAGCAGGACGTTCGTCAACTGAAGGATCTCGCGAAACAGAATACGCCGACGCGGGTGATGGGGCTCAAGTTGGGTCGGACTGAGGACGCCGTCCGGCAGAAAGCGGCCGAGAACGGGGTTTCTCTCAAGCCCACCAACCAGTCGCCCTACAACAGGCGGAAGAAGTAGCGATAGGGGTCCGGGGCGCGGGCCCCGCGAGACGAAACATGAAGCCGCGAGATAGACGCCTGCATCTCTGTTGGCGGTGTTTGGTGTTTCTGGGGGCCTCGGCGGATTGCGTCGAGGGGGCTGCCTCCAAACGAGTGCTGCAATACTCGCGGAAGGGAGGTGACTAGAATGGCGGTGACCCAAATCGAACTCGCTCGCAGGCTGAAGGCGGCTCGAGAGAACTGCGGCATGACCCAGAAGCAGGTGGCAGACGCTCTCGGCCTTACTCGTACTGCGATAGTTCAAGTCGAAGCCGGAAAGCGGTCTGTCAACAGTCTCGAACTAGACAAGATGGCACGCCTGTACGGCCGCGCGGTCTCCGAGTTCGTGAGCGAGAGCGCCTTTGAGGATGATCCGGTCTTGGCGCTCTTTCGATCGACCCCAGGAGTGGCTGAGGACTCGCTTCTGGGCGCCGAACTGCGGAAGTGTGCGAACCTGTGTCGGGAGGCGACCAGCCTCGAACAGCTTCTTGGGCGTTCTGGCGGCGGCGCTGCGATGGAGGTGAGCTACTCCCTCAAACCACCTTCCACGAAATGGGATGCGATTTGCCAAGGCCGTGCACTGGCCGAACAGGAGCGGAATCGACTCGGCCTGGGCAATTCGCCTGCCTGGGAGATCGCGGAGATCATCCGAAGCCAGGGCGTGCGAGTCGCGGAGTACTCGATGCCGGGCGACATCTCGGGGTTGTTCCTGCACAGCCGCGAGCTTGGTCTAATTATCGTCGTGAACCACAATCATCCCAGAAATCGACGCCTCTTTTCGTACGCTCACGAATACTGCCACGTTCTGGCGGACCGTCAGCGATCCGGCACCGTGAGCCGAACTGCGAATCGCGAAGATCTCGTCGAAATCAGAGCGAACGCGTTCGCCGCACACTTCCTGATGCCGGCTGCGGGTGTGAGCTCATTCATGCAGTCCATGGGAAAAGGAGAGGCGACCCGTCAGACGGTGGAAGTCTTCGACGATTCAGTTGTCTCTGAGCGCGCCGAACAGATCCTGGTGCAGAAGCGCATGCCGCCAGGAAGTCAGACTGTGCAGGTCCATGATGTCGTTCGCTTGGCCCACCACTATGGGGTGAGTTACGAGGCGGCGCTCTACCACCTGCTGAATCTCAAGCTCATCCAAAACGATAGGTTCGACGCCCTCATGAGGCAGCGAGAGGTGGGGGTGCAGATCGGGCGAGCGCTGCGGATCAAGCCCTGGGATGAAGACGCGCACTGGTCTCTTGCAGAGCAGATCCTGGCTTTGGGCCTCGAAGCCTTCAGGCGTGACGGCATTTCCCGGCACAAGCTGCTTGAGCTTGCCGAAGACGTCGGTGTCGCGAGAGTTGATCTCGAAGAGATTCTTGATGCCAATGGGGACGACGAGCCGGCCGCGGGCGTCGTCATGCCGGAGTAGTTGCCAGTGGAGAATGCCCAAGATGAGCGCATTATCGTTATTTCCGACACGGATGTCGTGATTAACTTCCTGCGTGTCCAGCGGCTGGACCTTCTGTGCAGCCAATCAACGTTCCGGGTCGTCGTCACGGAGCATCTACTGGGCTCATCCGGGATTCTCGGTGAACTCACTGATCGGGCGCAGGCTGCCGAGGCCGAGAAGGCAGTCGCAGCTGGTTTGATGCAAGCGATCGAGCTGACAGAACCGGCCGAATTGGCCCTCTTTGCGACCATGAACCAGTTCTTGGGTCGTGGAGAATCCGCAGCGATTGCGGTAGCTGTCAGCCGTGGATGGATGGTCGCAACCGATGACCGTTTGGCCCAAAGGGAATGCGAGCGCAGGCTCGGGCCCAACAGAACCTTGAGCACACCGAGCATTCTGCTCGATTGCATTCGAAACGGATTGTTGTCCGTCGCGGATGCCGACAACATCAAGGACCAGCTCGCCTCGCAACGCTTCACCATGAAGTTTGCGAGTTTCGCTGACCTGTTGGAAGAGCCTCCTGGACGCTAGGCGTTCCCCGTTCGCCTACTCCGACCGTCAATGGGTTGACAGCACTGCATCAATCGGCAACACTAGGCAACTCTACTGAACCCACGATATGACCAAGCGGGGCAATCCAGATGGATAACCTCATGACATTGGCCGAGGTAGCCGCGTACTTGCGTCTGAGCAAGGACACGGTTTACCGGATGGCGAGCGCAGGAAGGCTCCCAGCCTCGAAGGTCGGGAGCCAATGGCGTTTCCGACGCGACGATGTCGAGCAATGGCTCGAAACGAACAAAAATGTCCGGGGGGATGAACGCCGAGATGGATAACAACTCACTATCTGAAGGCGATACTGGCCCGACCACCAAACTCGAAGACCTCCAGCCCAATGCCTCGGTCCGTGGCATCCTGCCCGACTGCTTAGTGACGGTCGTCGGCGTCCAGTGGTTTGGCTCCGATGCCCTGGAACTAACCTACAAGGACCCCGCGGGCAAGGTCGCGAATCAACTCCTCTACCGGCACGACGAGCCACGACTCGAGGTTGTCGAGGCAGGCCGACCTTGGAGCTTCGACGGCGATGGCGCGCTCTTCCGCCTTGTCTCCGAGGCCCATCGTATTCGTCTGGCGCACCTCTTCGACCCAGTCCTGGCGGTCCACACATCGCTCGTCGATCCGCTACCTCACCAGATCACGGCTGTGTACGAGGCCATGCTGCCACGCCAGCCCGTGCGGTTCCTGCTGGCCGATGACCCGGGTGCCGGCAAGACCATCATGGCGGGTCTGCTGATCAAGGAGCTGATAGCCCGAGGCGACCTCAAGCGCTGCCTCATCGTGTGTCCAGGCAGTCTCGCTGAGCAATGGCAAGACGAGATGCACCGTCGGTTCCATCTGCCCTTCGAGATTCTCACCAATGACAAGTTCGAAGCCGCACGCACCGGCAACTGGTTTCTCGAAAACGACTTGGCAATCGCCCGCCTTGACAAGCTGTCCCGCAATGAGGACGTGCAGGAGAAGCTCAGCGCCCAGGACTGCCGCTACGATCTCGTCGTCTGCGACGAGGCGCACAAGATGTCGGCCACATTCTTCGGCGGCGAGGTCAAGTACACCAAGCGGTACCGGCTGGGACGAATGCTCTCGGGCCTGACGCGGCACTTCCTGCTGATGACCGCGACGCCGCACAACGGCAAAGAGGAAGACTTCCAGCTCTTCTTGGCTCTGCTCGACGGCGACCGCTTCGAGGGGAAGTTCCGGGACGGCGTGCATCAGGTCGAAGTTTCCGATCTGATGAGGCGCATGGTGAAGGAGAACCTGCTCAAGTTCGACGGGCGACCGCTGTTCCCGGAGCGTATCGCCTACACGGTCCCCTACAAGCTCTCCGACGCAGAAGCTCGGCTGTACAAGGATGTGACTGAATACGTCCGCGAGGAGTTCAACCGGGCCGAGGCACTCCAGAACGACAAGCGTGCCGGAACGGTTGGGTTCGCCCTCACGATCCTTCAGCGTCGTCTGGCCTCATCTCCCGAGGCGATCTACCAGTCCTTGCGGCGGCGACGCGAGCGGCTCGAAAAGCGGCTCCGGGAGCTCGAACTCATGCAGCGGGGCGAAGCCGTACCGGTCCCGACCATGACGGGGCCGACCTACGATCTCGAAGACCTGGAAGACCTCGACGAGGCCCCCGAGAACGAGGTCGAGGCCGCGGAGGAGGCGGTCCTCGACCAGGCCACTGCTGCCGCGACGGTGACGGAGCTGAAGATCGAGATCGGGACGCTGGCCAAGCTCGAGGCTTTGGCGGCCGACGTGCGGCGCAGCGGCCAGGATACGAAATGGCGGGAGCTGTCCCACCTCCTCGGTGAGATCTTCACGCCGACCGGACAGGCGGAGACGGTGGGACAACCCAACGTGCCGTACGGCGCGGGACCCATTCCTAAGCCCGTGCCTTCCCCGCGTCAGAAGCTCGTGATCTTCACCGAGCACCGCGACACGCTCAGCTACCTTGAGCGCCAGATCAGTTCGCTGCTGGGCCGGCCTCGCTCACTGGTCCTGATCCACGGTGGCATGGGCCGGGAGGAGAGGCGCAAGGCACAGGAGGGCTTCCTCCACGATCCCGAGGTCCAGGTGCTGCTGGCGACGGATGCGGCGGGGGAAGGGATCAACCTTCAACGCGCGCATCTGATGGTGAACTACGACCTGCCGTGGAACCCGAACCGACTGGAACAGCGGTTCGGGCGCATCCACCGCATCGGCCAGACGGAGGTTTGCCACCTCTGGAACCTGGTGGCAGAGGAGACTCGCGAGGGCGATGTCTACCGCAGACTGCTGGAGAAGCTGGAGGAAGCTCGGCAGGCGCTCGGTGGCCAGGTTTTCGATGTGCTCGGTAAGCTGCAATTCGACGGCCGGCCGCTGCGTGATCTGCTAATCGAGGCGATCCGCTATGGCGACCAGCCCGAAGTCCGGGCGCGCCTGACCAAGGCCGTCGAACACGGTGTGGATCGCCCGCACCTGCAGGGTTTGATCGAAGATCGGGCGCTCGCACATGATGCCATGGATTCGAGCCGCGTGGCTGACATTCGCGAAGAAATGGAGCGGGCCGAAGCGCGGCGCCTGCAGCCACACTATATCGAATCCTTCTTCCTGGAAGCGTTCAAACGCCTGGGCGGAACGATCCGTCAGCGCGAGCCGCGCCGCTTTGAGATCACCCACGTACCAGCTCCCGTGCGCAACCGCGACCGGCAGATCGGTACTGGTGATCCGGTGCTCGCCCGCTATGAGCGCATTGCTTTCGAGAAAGACCTGATTGCCCCGCAGGGCCAACCGCTGGCGGCGTTCGTTTGTCCGGGGCATCCGCTGCTCGATGCTGCTTTGGACCTGACCCTCGAACGCCACCGGGACCTGATGAAACGCGGCACCGTTCTGGTCGACGAGCGGGATTCCGGTACAAGCCCCAAAGTCCTGTTCACGCTCGAGCACGGCATTCAGGACGCGAGCATCCTGCCGTCTGGCGAACGTCGTTCGATCTCGCGACGCATGCTCTACGTCGAAATGGATGCAGAGGAACAGACCCGCCATCTGCAGTACGCCCCCTACCTCGACTATCGGCCTCTGGCAGAGGACGACCCCTCGGTGGCCGAATTGCTGGCCCGACCCGAGTGCGCCTGGATCTCAAGGGCGCTGGAGCAGAAGGCCCAGAGCCATGCCATTGCTCATGTGGTCCCCGAGCACATCGCGGAAGTTCGCGATCGACGATTGGCCTGGATCGAGAAAACTCGGGCTGCCGTCAAGGATCGGTTGACCAAGGAGATTACCTACTGGGACCACCGCGCCGAGCAGCTCAAGCTGCAGGAACAGGCCGGGAAGGCGGGCGCGCGACTCAATTCGCAGGAGGCACGCCGGCGTGCGGATGACCTGCAGACTCGGCTCGAGAAGCGCCTTGCAGAGCTGGACCGCGAAGCCCAAATCTCAGCTCTGCCGCCGGTCGTCCTCGGCGGCCTGGTGGTCGTCCCGATAGGGCTTATCGCGGCGATGACCGGGCGTCCTGCTCCTTCCGCCACGCGTCCAGTGGATACGCAGGTCTCGGCAGCCCGGGCCCGGGCCATCGTCATGGAAGTTGAGCGATCTCTCGGGTACGAGCCGACGGATCGGGAGTTCGAGAAGCTAGGCTACGACATCGAAAGCCGCATTCCCGGCACGGGCCGGTTGCGGTTCATCGAGGTCAAGGGGCGGGTTACTGGGGCGGATACCGTCACGGTGACCAAAAACGAGATTCTCTACAGCCTGAACAAACCCGACGACTTCATCCTGGCAATGGTGGAGTTCTTGGATGGGGAAACTCATCGAGTGCACTACCTGCGCCAGCCGTTCCAGCGCGAGCCGGATTTTGGGGTGACGAGCGTGAATTACAACTTTACCGACCTGCTGGGTCGGGCAGGAGAACCCGCATGACTCAGCGAAGGAAACTCATTGAAGTCGCCCTGCCCCTGGATGCGATCAACAAGGCGAGCGCAAAGGAAAAATCGATCCGTCACGGGCACCCCTCGACGCTGCATCCATGGTGGGCCCGCCGACCCCTAGCCGCGGCACGTGCCGTGATTTTCGCCCAGATGGTGGATGACCCTTCGGCGCACCCGGATCTGTTTCCCACCGAGCAGAAGCAGGAGAGGGAGCGACAGCGGCTGTTCAAGATCATCGAGGAACTCGTGAAGTGGGAGAACACCACCAACGAGAAGGTGCTGCAGGCCGCTCGCGACGAGATCTGGCAGAGCTGGCGCTACACCTGCGCCGAGAACGCCGACCATCCCCGGGCCTCCGAGCTGTTCAACCGCAATAAGCTGCCGGCCTTTCACGACCCGTTTGCCGGTGGCGGAGCCCTTCCCTTGGAAGCGCAGCGGCTTGGGCTGGAGAGCTACGCCAGCGATCTGAACCCGGTGGCGGTGCTGATCAACAAGGCGATGATCGAGATCCCTCCGCGATTCGCAGGACGCTCGCCGGTGAATCCCGAGTCGCGCGAGTCCGAGAACTTGATGGGGAAAGACTGGTCCGGCGCCAAGGGCCTGGCCGAGGACGTGCGGTGCTACGGCAAATGGATGCGAGACGAGGCAGAGAAACGCATCGGTCACCTGTACCCCCAGGTTGAGGTGACCGCTGAGATGGTTAGAGAGCGCCCAGACCTGAAGCCTTACGTTGGCCGCAAACTCACTGTGATAGCCTGGCTATGGGCACGCACGGTCAAGAGCCCCAACCCGGCCTTCGCCCGGGTGGATGTGCCGCTCGTGTCGACGTTCATGCTGTCGACCAAGGCGGGCAAGGAAGCGTACGTCGAACCGGTGATCGAGGACGGAGGGTACCGGTTCACTGTGAAGACGGGCAAGCCGAAGGACATAGTCGCGGCGAAGAGCGGAACCTCGGCTGGCAAACGTGCAGCCTTCAAGTGTCTCATGTCTGGGACACCGCTGCCCTACGACTATATTCGAGACGAGGGCCAGGCTGGGAGAATGGGCGCACGCCTTATGGCGCTCGTCGCCGAGGGCGATCGCGGGCGCGTATATCTAGCACCGACGTCCGAGCATGAGGCGTCGGCGCACGAGGCGTCACCGTCCTGGAAACCGGATGTCGCACTTCCTGTTAACCCGCGCGACTTTAAGACGCCAAACTATGGTCTGACGACGTTCGCCGACCTCTTCACTCCCCGCCAACTCGTGGCGCTGACGACGTTCTCTGACCTGGTGCAGGAAGCGCGTGAACACATTCAGGCCGATGCCGTGCGGGCCGGTCTCGCTGACGACGGCGTGCCGCTCCGTGACGACGGCACGGGTGCGATGGCGTATGCGGAGGCCGTCGGTGTGTTTCTGGGCGTAACGGTTAGCAAGGAAACCGTGTCGCTAGTCACTCAGGCGCGCTGGCGCGCTGGTGAGGGAAAGTCTGCTCCAGCCTTTGGACGACAAGCATTGCCAATGGTGTGGGACTTCGCTGATCTCAACCCATTCGCGGGTGCCGGAGGCGACTTTATGGGCGTAGTTGACGCGTCTGCTAAGGTTCTTCAAGCTGGTCCAGCCCAATCAGCCGGTTACTCGGTGCAGCTGGATGCATCGACGCAAGGCTTGAGTTCCGATAAGGTTGTTTCGACTGACCCGCCTTACTACGACAATATCGGCTATGCTGACTTATCGGACTACTTTTATGTGTGGCTACGTCGCTCACTGCGTCATTTCTACCCGGACCTTTTCACCACACTTGCTGTGCCTAAGGCGGAAGAACTAGTTGCCACTCCCTACCGCCACGGTAGCAAGGCGAAGGCTGAAGAGTTCTTCTTGGACGGTATGACGCAGGCAATGCGCCGGCTCGCAGCACAGACGCACCCGGCATTTCCGGTCACCATTTACTACGCCTTCAAACAATCGGAGACCAATGACGAGGGGGGGACTGCGAGTACGGGATGGGACACGTTCCTGGCCGCAGTGATTGAAGCCGGCTTCACTATCAGCGGGACTTGGCCGATGCGCACCGAAAACCAGACACGCCTTGTTGGGATGGTCACAAACGCTCTAGCGTCCAGTATCGTCCTCGTCTGTCGCACACGTCCTGTCCGAGCATCTGCCGCCACCCGCCGCGAGTTTGTAAGTGCTCTTAAGGCTGAATTGCCACAGGCTCTCGTTCACCTTCAACGTGGCAACATCGCACCGGTCGACCTTGCGCAGGCTGCCATAGGCCCGGGCATGGGAGTTTTTACTCGCTACAGCGAAGTCCTGGATGCCGAAGGCAAACAACTTAGCGTACGCGAGGCGCTGGCCCTGATCAATCAGGTCCTCGACGAGACCCTGGCCGAACAGGAGGGCGACTTCGACGCCGATACCCGCTGGGCGCTGACCTGGTTTGAGCAGCAGGGTTTTGCGGAGGGCGAATATGGCGTGGCCGAGCAACTCTCCAAATCCAAGAACACTAGCGTGGCTGGACTGGTCGAGGCGGGGATCTTGGAGTCGAAACGAGGCAAAGTCCGTCTGTTGCGCGCGGCAGAGCTGTCAGCGGACTGGGACCCGGCAACGGACAAGCGGCTCACGACGTGGGAAATGGTCCACCACCTGATCCGCGTCTTGGATGCCGGCGGTGAATCCGCCGCTGCCGAACTTTCGGCCAAGCTAGGGGCCAAGGCTGAGGCGGCGCGCGAGCTCGCATATCGGCTCTACTCGATCTCCGAGCGCAAGAAGCGGGCGAACGAAGCACTCGCTTACAACGGCCTCGTTCAAAGCTGGCCCGAGATTGATCGTCTCGCTCGACAGGAGCAGAAGCAGACTCCCGGACAGGCTGATCTGTTCGGCACCCCGGAGGTTTAGTTCATGGCCATCAGCAACCAGGACCGCATCGGCAAGGCCATGGAACTGCTCCGGGCCGGACTAGCCCCGTTTGTCGAGCGTGAGTTCCAGAGCCAACATAAGGGCAAGGCGGAGGAGGCGGCTCGTGGGTATTTCAACGACGACCGCGTAGTCGGGGACAAGCCGATCGTTGAATGGGACGTCGCTGCTCTTCTCCGATTGATGTGGGAGGCCTGGAACGTCGTCTTCAACAAGACTCTGGGTCGCGCCGAACGCTCGCTCGTGCAGGAGCTACGCGACTGCCGCAACAAGTGGGCGCACCAGGAGCCGTTCTCCAGCGACGACACCGATCGTGCCCTCGATTCCATGACCCGTTTGTTGACGGCAGTCTCTGCGCCGCAGGCGGACGCAGTCAACAAAATGAAGCTGGAGCTGCGCCGGCTCACCTTCGATGAACAGGTGCGCAGCGAAAAGCGCAAGGCCGGCGGATCTCTCATAGAAGCAGCAGGTACTGGCACCCTCAAGCCGTGGAGAGAGATCGTCACGCCTCATCCTGATGTGGCGAGCGGTCGCTACCAGCAGGCGGAATTCGCCGCTGACCTCTGGCAAGTACATTTGGGTGAGGGATCAGACGAATACAAAAAGCCGCAGGAGTTCTTCCGGCGGACATATTTGACGGAGAGCCTGAAGAACCTCCTGGTTGGCGGGGTCCAGCGCCTCACAGGCCACGGCGGCGATCCGGTTGTTCAGTTGCAGACCAACTTCGGCGGCGGCAAGACTCACTCCATGCTTGCCTTGTATCACCTGTTCTCGGGCGTGAACCCGAGTGAGTTGGCGGGCGTTGATGCCGTACTGGCCGAGGCGGGCGTGAAATCCCTTCCCACGGCAAAGCGTGCGGTGCTGGTGGGGAACAAGATCTCTCCGGGGAATCCAGTCACGAAGCCGGACGGCACGGTCGTGCGGACACTGTGGGGTGAGCTGGCGTGGCAGCTTGGGGGCAAGAAGGCCTTTGCGCGCGTCCAGGCTGATGACGAGAAGGCGACGAACCCGGGCGATGTCCTGCGGGAGCTGTTCAAGGAGCATGGCCCTTGCCTGATCCTGATTGACGAATGGGTCGCGTACGCCCGTCAGCTGCACGAGCAGAGCGATCTACCGGCTGGTGGCTTCGAAACCCAGTTCACGTTTGCCCAGGCGCTGACGGAGTCGGCGAAGCTCGCTGGTAATTGTCTGCTGGTGATCTCCTTGCCTGCGTCGGACACGACTGGATCTCCTCACACCCAGGCTGACGATGTGGAGGTGGGCGGGGTACGCGGCCGGGAGGCGCTGGAGCGCCTGCGCAACGTGGTTGGTCGCGTGGAGTCGTCGTGGCGGCCGGCTACTGCTGAGGAAGGCTTCGAGATCGTTCGTCGCCGCCTCTTCGAGCCGATCCCAGGTGATCAGTACAAGCAGCGTGATGTGACGGCACGGGCGTTCGCCGAACTGTATCGCGCCCAGAGCGCTGAGTTCCCTCCGGAGTGCCGGACCGGGGACTATGAGAAGCGGATCCAGGCGGCGTTCCCAATCCACCCGGAGATCTTCGATCGCCTATACACCGACTGGTCCACACTGGTGAAGTTCCAGCGCACCCGTGGTGTACTGCGCCTGATGGCGGCCGTGATCCACAGCCTGTGGGAGAAGGGCGATCGCAACCCGTTGATCCTGCCTTCGACCGTGCCGATCGACGATGCCCGCGTGCAGTCCGAACTGACGCGATATCTGTCCGACAACTGGGCGCCGATCATCGAGAAGGACGTAGATGGTTCTGGATCGCTGCCGCTGAAGATCGACGCCGAGCAGCCCAACCTAGGTAAGCTGCATGCCACACGGCGAGTGGCGCGCACGATCTATCTTGGCTCAGCACCGACGGCCGCGGCTGCGCACCGCGGAATCGAGGACCGTCATGTGAAGCTCGGTTGCGTCATGCCCGGGGAATCGCCGGCCGTGTTCGGAGACGCGCTTAGGCGATTGGCGGCCTCGGCGACATACCTCTACCAGGACGGGCCAAGGTTCTGGTACGCGACCCAGCCGACGGTAACCAAGTTGGCAGAGGATCGCACCGAGCAGCTTAAACGCGACCCGGACAAAGTCGCCCAGGAACTGGACGAGCGACTTCGCGCCGACCTGCGCAAGACCGGTGACTTCTCCCGTATTCATCCATTGCCGCGCACTGGTGCAGACGTGCCGGACGATCTGGACGCCCGGTTGGTCGTGCTGCCCGCGGATTTCCCCTACACCAAGGAACCGGGCAACTCAGCAGAGACGGCAGCCAAGGCGATCCTCGAGTCGCGGGGGAACACGCCGAGGCTCTATCGCAATTCGCTGCTGTTCTTGGCAGCTGATAAAGTGCGTCTGCAGGACCTGGACGAGGCCGTGCGCCGGTACCTGGCCTGGAAGTCTATCGTTGCAGAGAAGGACACGCTGAACCTAGACCCTCACCAGGTGCGACAAGCCGAGACCCAGAAGCAAGCTGCAGACAGCGTCGTGGTGGCGCGATTGCCGGAGACGTACCAGTGGGTGCTGGTTCCCGAGCAGGCAAACCCGCAGGCACCGGTCACTTGGGAGGCGATCCGTCTGACGAGTGGTGACGCGCTGGCACCTCGGGTCAGCAAACGGCTCCGCAGCGACGAGCTCCTGATCGGCTCGCTCGGCTCGACGATCCTTCGCAAGCACTTGGACGATGTTCCTCTCTGGCGCGGCGACCACGTTTCGGTGAAGCAGCTTGTCGACGATTTTGGTCGCTACCTCTACCTCCCGCGGCTTGCAGGCCCCGAAGTCCTGGTGCATGCGATCAGGGATGGTATCGCTCTATTGACCTGGCAGTCGGACACCTTCGCCTACGCCGAGAGCTATGACGAAGCAGCAGCGCGATATCCGGGGCTTCGTGGAGGGCAGGTCGTCAATCTGTCCGTTGATAGTGGGGGCATGCTGGTCAAACCTAACGTTGCGAGGGCGCAACTGGATGCCGAGGCGCCTTCGCCCGCGCCCGGGCCCACTGGCGGGACATCGGTAGGCGGTGAAACCGGGGGCAAGGGCGACGAAGGGTCCGCAGTCGGCGGCAATGGAGGCGGGACAGTCCAGCCTGTCCAGCAACTTCCTCGCAGATTCCATGGTACGGTCCGGCTTGACCCCACCCGGGTTGGTCGCGATGCAAGCCGAATCGCTGACGAGGTGATTGCCCACCTGGCAGGTCAGGTGGGTGCTGAGGTTACGGTGACGCTCGAGATCGAGGCGACACTTCCCAGTGGAGCTTCCGACCAGATCGTGCGGACGGTTACGGAGAATGGGCGGACGCTGAAGTTCTCATCGCAGGGATTTGAGGCGGAATGAGGCAATCGCGATCGGTACCGCCGCATCAGGTTACGATGGAAGATCGGCCGAGGATCGTACGCGAGGGATTGTGCATCAACGGCATAACCGGCGAACGAGGTCTTGCTAAACAAACGACGAAGGTTGGCTAGAATGGTTTCCACGACGACGCTGACCAGCCTCGCTATGCTCAAAGTCAATGTAGACCAAGGCAAAGACTACCTCGATTACCTCGTGCCATTTGTTCTCCAGATTCTGATAGATCAAGCAATGGATCCGGTTACAGACACCGGTGTCAGAGATCACCTGCGAACTCAGTTCGGTCTCGAAATACCTGAGCGCGCAATCCAGATCGTGCTGAAACGTATAGCGCGTCGACGCCTACTGAAGCGCGATACGGGGGTGTATCGTGTTGCAGGCAAGCTGCCAAACCCAGGAATTACGGCCCGTAAGAGTGAGGCCGAGAGACACATTCATGCCGTACTGTTCGGGCTAATCGAGTTTTCGAAGGCCACCGTCCTGCCACTAGCAACGGATGATGAGGCCGCTGCTGTAGTGTGCGAGTTCCTCGCCGAGTTCGATATTCTCTGCCTGCGCGCGTACTTGCGCGGCACGACCATTCCGACAATTGGTCGCGGGCATCGGAGCCATATTGTACTGGTTAGCGAATACGTTATGCATCTGCAGCGAACAGATCCAGAGCGGTTCGAAAGCTTCCAGGTCATGGTTCAAGGTCACATGCTTGCGAACGCTCTGCTGTGTCCGGACCTGCATTCGGCGCCAAAGACATATCGGGGCGTGACTTTCTATTTGGACACACCATTGCTCGTGCAACGTCTCGGGCTCGAAGGAGAACCAAAGAGAGCTGCGACCGAGAGTTTGATCGATCTCTTGAAGAAGCTCGGAGGTAAAGTTGCCGCGTTTTCGCATTCGCGGGAGGAGCTTGAACGGGTACTCCGGGGTGCTGCGGATCATGTCGATGCCCACGATGGCCGAGGAGCTATCGTCATGGAGGCGCGCCGAGTGGGCGCGACAAGGTCCGACCTGCTTGTTACGGCAGGTCAGATTGATGTACGCCTCACCGAATCGGGTATCGAGCTAGAAGAAACGCCGCGGTACATCGATGCCCTCCAGATTGATGAGAAGGTGTTCGAAAAGGCACTTGATGACGAGGTGTCCTATTTCAATCCGAGGGCAAGAATTGACGACGTCAACTCTGTGCGCAGCATCTATGTGTTACGAAAGAGGACCGCGCCAACTACTATCGAGAAGTGCAAGGCGGTGTTGGTCACGAGCAATGCAGCGTTTTCTAGAGCGGCGTATGAATACGGGAAGCGACACGAAGAGACCCGAGAGGTGTCCAGCGTAATCACGGACTTCAGCTTGGCAAACATGGCATGGCTAAAGGCTCCAATGGGGGCACCCTCGTTACCGACAATAGAAGTAATGGCGTTTTCGTATGCAGCATTACAACCGCCGAAGGAGCTTCTGGACAAATACCTGACGGAGATCGACAAGCTCGCGAAGAATGGCAAGCTCAGCGAACGAGATCATCAACTTCTTAGGAGCAGCACGGTTGCGCATGAAGAGCTTATGCACCTGACATTGGGTGACGAGGCGGGCTTCACAGAGGAAACTGTGACGGAGACCTTGCATCGCGTATCAGAAGAGATCAAGAAAGAGGAAAGTCAAAGACTGACGGCTGAGGAAGAAGCTCATCGAGCTACCCAACGGCAACTCGCTGAAGAGCGAGAAAAGACGGAGCGCGTCCAGAAAATGCTGTACTGGAAGTGCCGCCGCCGCGCGAAACGGTGCGCATGGATCATGTCGGGGGCTGTCGGCGCTTTGCTCTTGCTTGGCACTGCAGCTGGTATCGGCATTAGATCAGACAACGCCGTAGTGGGCTGGTTACTCACAAGCGGCTCGGGACTTCTAATCGTACTATCGAGTGGGAATCTCGCATTCGGTACGACTGTCAAGAAGCTACACGAAGCTGCCAGCAACAGGTGTTTGACGCGATGCATCAAGAGAGAAGCAGAGGCCACGGGTCTCGAGCTGAGCGGGAGTGACTGACAGAAATCGAGAACGCGGAATCACCCGGACAGGTCAACGAGCTCTTGAAATCGGGTCGTCTGGATACTTTGGTCTTTGAGTTGAGCGATTGGCCGCAATGCTCTTTCGGAAAGAACCGAACGCTGAGCTTGGTCTGGGAGGGACAGTATATGATCCTGGATTTGCGGCGCGAGGCGTAGCAGGCTCACGACTTGGCTCACCCGGGCACGCGTGATCCCCTCGCGACGGGCGATCTCGGCCTGGTTTTCGACCTCACCGGCGTCGATCTGCCGCCGCCACTCCTGGGCCATCCTGAGAAGCTCGACCACCTTCGGTGTCTGGGAAGCCTTGGGCGGCTTCCGGTTCCTGGCCTTCGCCGAGAGGGCGTTGACGGTCTGGTCAGGCGCCACCCGTCGTTTCAGGGCGCCCACGATCCCGGTCTGGAACGCCCCCTTGGGCCCCAGGGCGATTTCCACCGTCTGTTCGCGGTAGGCGGCCACAGGGGCCCTATCCGCGCCCTCCTGGGCGATATGGACGATCCGGAACCAGACCTCGGGTCTGGCCCATCCGGGGCGGCGACGGCGTCGAGAACTGTTACGTTTGGGGATCTCTTTTCCGCAGTTTTCGATTAATCGAGAACTGACGGGTTCGGGGAGCCAGTTTTTTTAGCGGATTTGCGTGAGTGGTCTCCGCAAGCTTCATCGGTCACTCGCCTCGACCGGCGCCTTCGATCACCGGCCAGAGCGTATCCCTGAGCACCTGCACCAGATCCGCCAG